ATCTTACAGGATAAATAAGTTCTAAAGATGTCATTTGTTCTTCTGTCATTAACCAACCATATCGGTCAATAACATCTGCAACGGTCATCATATCAAACTTACCAACCCATTGAGCCTGAGATATATAACGAGAATTAGGAGACTTATTATAGAAAGTAAGTACGGGGTTCCATAATTCTACATCATAATCATCGTCCATCATACGGAAATGCCAGAACTCTCTATCTGTAATAAGCATATCACGGAATGCTCTTTCTTCAAGTTCGTCCATACGGAACCTTTCTACGTCTGCTCTATGTTGGTGTTCTGCCCATTGCTCAACCATACTTTTGTATGATTTAGAATAGAACTCTTGTATTTGGGGTAATTGTTTTACGGCATCTCCAGAAGTTTGTTGCTGATATTCTTCTGAATTAATATCCATACCCATATCTTGCAATTTTACTGCAAGTTTTGCCTCTGCTTCTTTTAGTAATAACTCTTCTACTTGAGATCTTTTTGCGTCTAACATCTCATTATAAGAGTATTCATCTGACCCAGTATATGATACCCGGGTACTTCTTTTAGCAAATTCTGATACTAATGTATTAATTACATTAGGAATAATAGGATAAAACTTTAATTCTAATGCAGAAGAATCTTCTTTTGTTAATACGTCAATAAGATCTCCATACTCATTATCTTCTTCAATGACATAGTCCTGCTTATCTATAATACCTTTAGCAAGTTTATAGTTTTTCATTAATCTACGCGCATTTCTGCGTACGGTTTTTAAACCTTCCCACTCTAACCAGTCAAGGTTCCATGCTGCCCATTCTTCATCCTTCTTGGATTTTGGCAAGAACTGAATAGGCTGATTAAGAGTACCCATTCTGTTGTACTCTGTTTTAGCTCCATTCTTGAGCTGCATTGCATTATATATCTGCATACTATCTTAAATTTCTAAACGGTTGTTTCGGTATCTTCATTCCACTAAAAGGTTGCCCACTACGTCCTATATGACGGAACGGGCTCATATTTAATTTACTGAAATTATTTCTCTTATCCAAGTTTTTAGGTGTACCAACCTCTTCATATCTCTTTTTATATCCTCTATTTGCTTGTTGAACTTTAGCAAATGCGACTAATGCTGCAAATGATACAAGTCTATCCACGTTTAATCCTTCCTGATATGCGGCCATTTCAACAAGTAACATAGGGTCTGGTATACGTTCTACACCATATATACGTTTTACTATTTCACCATCCGGTTTTATTTCCTGGTCTAGTTCTTCTTTTAAGAAATCAATAGCATAACTTAGCATATGACTCTTAAACAAAGTACCTGTATTTCTCCAACCATACTCTTGAAACACATTAGCATTAGCACCAATATCTTTTAAGAATAATATTTGCGATCTAGGAACCAGATACTTCTGTTTTTTTCTATAGAGCATATGGTTAATAAACTGAGAAATATTATTTTCTACTATGGTCCAGGCATTGTACCATTCTATAATGAGTTCTAATCTCTCATGTGTTTTATTAATATCATCAAATCTTCCACACCAAGCTGCTACTAGTTTATCTCTTTCTATAAAAGTTTCTACTTTTTCACCATCATTTCTGGTTACTTCTACTGCAGTTTTATATACATAAATAGAACATAATGATTCTGATGTTGTAGTTTTACCTTCTCCTACAGGGTCAACAGACGCATAATACATTCCAAATTCTGGTTCTTTTACAGGTCTTTCCCAACATACCAATGTACCAGTTTTATCTTCCATCTTTTTATCTACAGGAAACTGATTAATTGGTAACTTATTTGTATTTTTTACTTCAACTTCTCCCCTTTCATTTCTAAAAATATCTAAAAACTCTGTAGCATATTCTTTATCTTCAATACGTCTTTGTTGTGCTCCTATTAAGTTTAAAGGAAATACAGATACTTTTCTATAAGCAAATGCTTCCTCAATATTTCTAGGATGCTGAGATATACGTAACTGATACTGTTCTGGACTAAGGTCTTTCTTCCATATTTCAAATTGTTCATCTAATGCTTTAAGGGCTTCTTCTACTTTAGAGTTACCAAACTCATCTATAAAAGGAGGCATAGACCATTGTTCTGGAATAAATAAACCTGATCTACCTAGTGTACCTTTAGAGTCTATAAGATCTGTTTCTACTGCATATATATCATTAGGATCAGGTCTTAATGTCATCTCTTTAAGAGGTTCACACTGATCTAAGTCACCGACAGAACCTGCTGCTATGAACATACCTGTAGTAACAAATCCAGATCTCATAGCAGGACGGATATACTCAAAGGTAGTATCCATCTTGGGGGCAATACCAGCCTCCTCATGGAAGAAATACTTACATGGTCCACCGACTCCATTAGTTGGGTCTTTCTCAAAAGACATTCCTTGAAGTACACCTTTAAGACCTACCTCTGTTTTACGTTTCTGAGAACCCTGTACTATCTCAATCTTTTGTTGCCATAGTAATACTTTTCCAGGATTCATTGGACGATACCATGCAGTATGTTTATTTAAGAATGCTTCATATTCATTTAAGAACTTCCAGGATCCTTTATCATTAATATAATCTTTAAGACTAGCCCCTACTTTTAAAGTAATACCTTCTTCAAACCAGATCTGATTAATCATCTTACCCATATGATAATATGATGAAGCTATCTGACGTTTCTTAAGTATAGAACAATGTTTATAATTAAGTTCTGCTAAAAGTTCATATAATGCCATATGATACTGTGCATCTCGCACGTCCGCGAAGCCGAACTTCTGAATCTCCTTATTGAAGATGGGTAGGAAGTTTAACCACATGTAGTAGTCTCTTGGAAGATACCAAGTATTGGTACCATTCTGAAATATTACACCATTTCTACATTTCTTCTTTTCATGATCCCAGTATGCTATATAATCCTTGGTACCTTGTGGAGATGTACAGTAAAACCCATTCTGATTAAATAGTCTAGCTTGTTCATTAAATATAAAACTAGTTTCATCTAGTTCATATTTACCAGGTTCTCTAAATATAGATAGTACAAAGTCTTTATATTCATCTCTTGTTTCAAAAGATGTTGTAAACCAAGTACCGTTTTTCCAACTAGGTATGTCTATAAAACTAGTACTCATTAAGCAGTCTTAGTATTTCATTCAATGACTCATGTCTATGATTATCATGTAGGATAATTTTATTTACCCAATCTGATTTATCTAATTTAGATATGTCATGAATAGCAGAGTCATTTTTAAACTTTAAATCTATCTGATGAGCATCTCCCGTAAATATCATAGTAGCATTTTTACCCAGACGTCCTACACACATTTGTAACTGTGATTTAGTAAGATTCTGAAACTCATCTACTATACATACACAGTCTTCAAAAGTTCTACCTCTAAAGTGTGTAAGAGATACTAGTTCTAAAGATTCATTTTCTTCTAACTTATTTAGTATCTCTGGTTTATTATACACCTTACGGATATTAGACTTAATTGGAACTAGCCAAGGTTCCATCTTTTCTTTTTCAGAACCTGGTAAGAAGCCGTTATCTTCTGTAGATACGGTAGGTCTAGTAATAACAATCTTATTTACTTTGCGTTTAAATAACATATCTAATGCTATTTGTACGGCTAATAAGGTTTTACCAGAACCCGCCTGACCAATAAGAAAATTAAATGGTCTTTGTAAGATAAGTTCCTTAGCACGTTTTTGCTCTTCTGAAAGAGTTAGTGAAAACTTGATATCACCTTTAGGGGGATCCTTCTCAATGTTTTGCTTTGCCATCTTCTATCTTTTTTATCAAAGATACAACATCTTTATGCGATGTGGGTAAAGATGCATCATTCATAAATTCAGCAACCTTATCTCTAGGTATTGCTAACCATTCTTTTCTATACTCAGCATAGTATAAAAAGAACTCTGATAAATTACATTTGGTCATATGCGAGTCCTTGTCCACCTCTAACGTGGCTTGTTTGTTCTTCTTGTAAATCTTTGTATGCTCCTTTATAACTCTCTCTAATTTGTTGGAACTTGGACGCAGCCGAGACCAACGCAGTAATATTTCCGTCTCTTCCATGTGTAATAGGGGTTTTATCCATATAATCAGCTAGTTTATCTAGCATCTTTTTAATACCATTGTATGCTCGTGATGTAGGTGTTTCATATAACTTCTTACAAAACTGCAAAGCCCCCGGTATCCCTTCATCTTCAGGACTAAAGTCAGCCTGAATTTCTGCTAATATAATATCTTCTTTATCTTCTTCCATCATATAGAAAAAAGGATTTAATTCAGGATTAGGGCATGTCATATAAAACAAATACTGATATATCTTTAAATAATTATCTGGATACTTATCCATGATATTTTTTAAAGTAGCCAGTGTATAACAATGTTCAGTAGGAATTACTACATTGTTTTCTATATCAAATAGTTTAATTGTCATTCTTTAAATAGTTTATTATACTTATAACTTCTGTTTTTAAATAAGGTAAGTCATAAGTAACGATTTTGTCAACCACAGGTTCTCCGAATTCATCATAATACACAACTCTGTTATCATATTCATCC